AGGTACAGTACCACTTGCTAAATCAGAAGCATCTAGGTTTGTTAAGTTAGCACCAGATATAGCTGGTAGAGTTGCTGGGAATCTTGCATCAGGAATTGTTCCGTCATTAAGATTGTTTGCATTAAGTTCTGAAACTGTAAAAGATTTAAAAGCATAAACATTTAATAAGTCACCAGTAGTAGCACCACTACCTAATACAATAGATGTACCACTAGTAGCTGTGTAATCTGAAGGATCTAATATAACACCATTCAAAACTACCTGAAGATTATCAACACTATAAGAGAGAGTAGCTGAGTTATCATCACTACCAGTAAAGGTTGTTTGACCAGAAGTAGCAGTGTATTCATATAAAATTAAAGAAGCAGTACCAGCACTTGATGCAGCAATCCAGTTACCACCATCATAAACACGCATTTCATTTGCAGTTGAATTAAAATATAAAGCACCAGATACTAAAGCATTACCATCATTATCTACTGTAGGATTAGAAGTTTTACTTCCTAAGTATTTATCATCAAAGTCATCAAATGAATTAGCAGCAGCAGCGGCAGAATTAGCGGCTGCGGTAGCTGAGTTACCAGCATTAGTTGCTGATGTTGCAGATGCAGTTGCTGATGTAGCAGAATTAGTTGCTTGTGTAGAAGCTGTAGTCGCAGAAGTAGCTGCATTGGTTGCACTTGTTGCTGCCGCTGTAGCTGATGTTGCAGCTTCAGTAGCTTTTGTAGTAGCAGTTGTAGCATGACCAGATGCAGTAGACGCTGAAGATGCAGCGTTTGTTTGACTAGTTGATGCAGCACTAGCACTATTTGCTGATGCAGTAGCACTTGTAGCTGATGCAGTAGCACTATTACTAGAATTTGTAGCTTGGGTAGAAGCTGTAGTTGCACTTGTTGCAGCGTTAGTTTCTGAAGTTTCAGCATTTGTTTTAGCTGTTTCGGCAGCTGTCTTAGCAGTTTCAGCAGCTGTTTGAGCTGTTTCGGCTGCTGTTTGTGCTGTCTGTGCGTCTGTTTCAGATGATGCAGCAGCAGTTGCACTAGTAGCAGAAGCAGTTGCAGATGTTGCGGCAGCAGTAGCTGACGTAGAAGCAGCAGTTGCTGAAGTCGTTGCTGATGCAGCATCTACTATTAAAGCCCATTTTGCAGAATCTGTATTAGTTGTTAATGGTTGTGATCCTGATGATGTATGTGCAGTTATACATATAAAAATATTGTTTGTTGATGTGTCTTTAACTAAATCTCTTTCTACATATGATGTACTAGCAGACCAATCACCTTTAAATGTACCTAGTTCTTGTGCAAATTGAATAGCAGTAGCATCACCATTTACTGATAAAACTTTGTTAGCTACTAACTCAGGAAAAGTTAGGTTAAATGCAGTTGATGTAGATATTTTAGCTTGTGGAGAAAATTTATTATCTCTTTCATTTTGCTGAATCATAGCAATAATTTTGTCTAGTTCAGTATTAAGTGTTTCTATAGGGAATGTACCAGATACAGGAAAATCAGAAGTTCTAGATACAGCTAAGTTTCTAGATATAGTATATTTATCATTAACAGTAGCTCCACCACCTAATGTAATAGATCCACCACCTGATACACCAGCACCAGTAACAGAATATTGTGCAGCACTAGAAGGACTAGATGCAAGTGTTAGTGTAGTATCTACACCACCAGATACAGTTGTTCTAATAACTGTAAGATCACCATCAGCAAAAAACTCAAATGGTACAGTAAATGCAGTCTGTCCAGCAGTAGCTGTATACTGTATTCTAGGTGATGTGTCTGATATAGCTAATGCCATTGTTTACTAATATAGTCCTTTCTCTAGTTTATCAAATAAAAAATCTGCGTACCATACATTGTTATAAGGTATTGCTCTTCTAATTCTTCTAGCAGTATGATGTGTATGTCTGCCTCTACCCCAGTCATATATAATTTCCATTATATTTCCAATACTAGATCCTGTAGGTGTAACAGAACCCATCTTTCTTTTTAATGATGTACCATAAGGTCTTTTTAATCCTAGTAGTGAAGGTCTTACACCTATTTTATTGTCAGATAAAGCCATAACTATTCTATCTATATCTGTAAATATACCACCTATACCACCTCTTTCTGCACCATCTAGTACTTTCTCTGCAAGTGTTTTGTTATCATAAGGTGCATTAGTTTGACCAGATCTAACTGCATCTATCATCATTCCAAGTAAAGTTAATGATGCTAATGATTGTAAAAACCTACCATCTTGAGCTTGTAATCCTCTTAATACAACTCTTCTAGTATAAGACATACCAAACTTTTTATACTGAAAGATTAACGATCCAGCTAAAGTATTAGCTAATAATGGTGCATCTCCTAAAGATGGAGTTACTATAGTATTATCTACATCTTGATATAAAGCTGCCCTAAACTTTAAAGCTGCATCTAATTCATCACCATTTTTTATCCATAAATCAGAATTAGCAAACTTTAGTAAATCTTTATCTGCTTCTAGTAAACCATTTTTAGTACCTGGACCATGACCATATTTTTTATATGCTTCATATATATCTTTAATAGATTTAATTTCAGATTTTAATTGTGAACCTAAACCTAAACTTGCTAAGTATTGTCTTTCCCAATCTAAAACTTTTTTTCCTGTAGCAAGTCTTTCAACAATATCTAATATTTTTGTTTGACCAGCTATTGTTGCTGCTGTTTTAACAACAACATTCCAAGGGTTTTGCATATTTCCATATTGAAACATAAACTGATTAGCTTCTTGAAAGATTTTTTCTGCTCCTGTAAAACTTGTATGAAGAAAATCATTACCAGATATAATGTTACCTCTAGACCATGCTATTGTCATATCCCACATTTGACCAGCTAATCTTCCTTCTTTTAAACCAGCTTTAAATATTTTTTTTCCACTTTCAGATGCAAATGCTTGTAACAGTTGTTTACTAGTATTCATTAATCCATTAACTGTTATAACTCTACCTATGTCTGCTACTTGTGAAAATCCTGTTAGCATTGTTAAATTATTAAATACTTTCATCATAGTAACAGTTTTAAACATATAACTATTAGGATCACCAGGTACACCATATTTATTTTTAACAAGTTCTCTTGTTGCTTCTAATACAGTAATAACTTCTTCTAGTTTATCTTTTTTAGTTTCAACTTTTTTCTTCAATTTATCTAATTCTTTTTTTGGTAAATTACTTCCTATAATTCTTTTGTTTAATGATTCAATTTCAGTTATATAAGATTTATATACTTGATCTAATCCTGGAGCATATCCATTTTTACCATCATAAAACCATCCAAAACCATAAGGATCTCCATACTTTTTTGCTACAGCTATATCTGGACCTACTGATCTAAAATAATATGACATATTCATTTCCATATTATCTTCAATAAAACCTTTTCTAGCTAATTCTTTATAATCAATACCTTTTAAAAATCTTTCTTTTAAATGTTTTGAATGATAACCAGCTTTCATTTTATATAATTGTGCTGGAGATTTACCTTTTTCAGCTTTTGGAAATGAATTAGGTGCATAGTTTTTAAATGAATTTACTATGTCATCTATTTGTTCAGCATCAAATTTAGGTTTACCTTTTACTTTTACATCAGCAAGTAACTTTCTCATCAAAGGATTAAACTCATTAAATCTAATTGCTATTTGATCGTGCCTATAATTTATATTTACATAGTTAGGTATCTTTGTAAATTCTGCTAATTCAACATCTAGATTTGCATTTTTTAATGCTTTTTGTGCTTCTGCTAATGTCCATGTTTCTCCTGTTTCTTTTATAAATTTAGTTTTTATTTTAGAATTTATCATACTATCAACTAAACCTTGTGCAAAATCTTGTCTTTTAATTGGTTCCATCATAAATAAACTTAAATTATTTATCTCTCTTGCAAAAACATCATAATAATTTTTACCTATATATTCTGCATACTGTCCTATATCTGCAATATCATGTTTGTTACCATTTAATCTTGCATAAAATACTTCTTTAAAAAATTCATCTGGTGTAATACCTTTTGCAAATTTCATACCAAACTTTGTTTTTGGTTTTTTTCCTGTTATATCTTGATTAATTTTTGCAACAACTCTATATCCTTCTTCTATTGCTTCAGCTAGTTTTGGTAAGTGTTCTGTATTTCTTAAAGTTTCTGCTGACAATGGTGTGCTATAAAACTTTTTATTAAACTCATAATACAAAGGACTAGTAAGCATATTAATAACAAACTCTTTACTTGTTTTACTTCCTTTATTTATTATAAAATCTAAAGGAGATAAAAATCCTAATCTTTCTATACCTAATCCAGTTTTTTTATATCTAAAATCATCCCATCCTAATTGTTTTGTTAGCTCTTCATTGTACCTGGCATAGTTAATTCTTTCTTGTTCTAGTATCCTAGAATCATCTAACATAGTAGATCCTCTATGAATGACATCATTTCTATTATCTAAAATTTGTTGATAAGCTACTCTATTAATTCTGTTTTCATAAGAAGCTCTAGGTTCTTTAGGTAATTGTTTAAATACTTTATGTGCAAATTCATGTCGCATAACAAAATTTACAAACTCATCTACATCTTTAAAATCTTTTTTGTTAAATCCTTTAACAACACCATCTGCCATTTTAACATTTTTAAATGGTCTGCCTGATTTATACATATCTTTAATTCCATCAATATCTAAGATTATAGTATCTGTTTGTTTATTAAAATATGCTGGAACGTATTTACCATTTCTTGCTGCTTTTACTCTTTGCACAACTTCATCTAATTCTTTTGAATGTCTTGCAAATATTCCATCATTATAATTCAAATCCTTTCTAGATTTCCAATTTGATCCAAGTTCAGCAACTTTTTCTTTTTCATGTTTTATTTTTAAATCTTTTAATTCTTGTTCTACTTTTGTTAAATTACTTTTTGGTTTGGTTTTACCTACTCCTTTACCAATAACTATATTAAGATTAGGATATTCATTCTTCATTACTTTAACATAATCAGTAATATTTTTAGGTATACCTGGCTTTCTAGCAATAGGTTTTGGTCCTTGTAATAAACCAGATACTCCTACTTCAGTTTTAGTTGCATCAGCTAAATCATCTAAATCTATTGTTGTTCCCTTAAAATCATCACCTTTATTATAAAAGAATTTATTTCTTCGTACATCATACTTAGATAATACAGGACTAAGTTTATGTAATATACCAGCTATAGATGCTGTAACTATAGCGTCAGCAGTAGTTCTATCTCTATCTACTACTTGTTTAATAGCTTCTTCTCCAGCAAGTACACCACCTATTTTAGAATACCTATTTGATTTATCTCCAAGCATAGCAAATCTTAAAGGTTTACTTAATATTAAAACAGATGATGGATCTAAAAAAATTTCACTAACTAAACTAATAGAATTAAAATATGGATTTTTTTGATCTTCTATTTTTTGATTAAGTAATTTAATTCTACTAATAGTTTCTCCTTTACTTCTAGAATCAAAGAAGTGTGTAGGTATTAAAGAAAAATAATCTTTTAATAATGGATCTTCATATGGATTATACTGTGCATCTCTTTCACTATCATAATCTTTATATTGTTTTATTTTTTCTGGTATTCCTAAAACAGTTCTATTTGATAATGATCTCCATATTTTGTCAGGCTTACTAAAGAATTCATAAAACTCGTTTCTATTTTCTCTGTAAGTATCTAAATTAGATTTTGGATTTGTTTCTATAGGTTTACTTTTTTTATGAGGATCATCAAAAGATATAACTGGTCTAACCATAATCTATTTAAAAACCTTTGTATCTGTACCTATATCTTGAAAGTCTACTGTTTGTCCTGTGTATATATCTTGTAAAACTTGTGAGTATATTTTATCTACATTATCTCCACCAATAGTTAATGCTCTTTTTAGTGGTCCATAATATTGTTGTTCTATAGCATCAAACATTGATGTATTGATTGCTATATTAGGTATAATTAATCTTGTACCTAGTTGACCAAAATCTATTTTACCATCATCAGATACTACAATATTTCCATTAATAATTTCTTGTATAAACTCTTTTGTTAAAATACCACCACCAGTATATATTGTAGGATTAAAGTATGATCCATCAAATGTTAAATGATTTAAAGTATCATAACCATATGGTTCATCAAACTTAGAACCTGAATTTGCTATATGAACTTCATACATAGTATCTTTTCCATTCAATCCATTTAAAACTGGAGTAACATAAATGTTTCCTTGTTCTATTAAATTTTGTATTTCTTCATGAGTAGGCTGTTCAATATTTTCTCCAAATCTAAATTGATTTGCTACTTCATTATATAACTCATTATTTTCATCACTAAGAATAGCTTGTATATTATTGTAAACATAAGATGTTAAAGTATCTCCTATATTTTTTTCTGATAAATTTTTATGTTGTTGTTCTATAGGAAGATATACATAAGAATCACCTGGAATATTATCTCCAAACTTTGTAGTACCATATCCAGCTTTTTTTGTTCCATTTAATGCATACTTAATAGATTTTTTAAATACTATTTCTTGGTCATCATTACTCATACCTTTATTAGACATTAAGTTCATAAATTCTAATGTGTTATCCATAAATATGGTATCTATTAAATTAGATGATTTGTTATAAATAACTATTGCTTCAGCAGTTAATTCTTCTATTAAACCTGATTCTGTATCTGTAGCTCCAACATCCATACCACCTCTATATTGTGTAATACCATCATCTCCAAAAACTATTTGTTCTGCACTTTTTCTTCTATTTTTTTGTGTTTGCACATAATGGTCAATAAAGAATTTTTCAAAGTTAGTATCAGGATTTTCTATTAAAGAAGTTAAAAATGTTTGATTACTATCATTAATACTATTTAAATCTTGTTCTGAATATTTACTTTTTTTAATTAAATGATCTCTTATTTGTGGTATCTGAAAACCTTTATTTTGTAATCTAATAACTTCATCATACATAGTTGCTATTTCTGTATCTATATTAAATTTATTATCAGCATTAGAAGTAAGATTTTTATATGTACCTATTCTATTAATTAAAATATCATTAACATCTCTAACATCCATATCTTCAATGTTTGCCATATTAACTGTATTAAACCATTGTTGCATACCTTCAGGCACATACATTTCTTTTCTGTAAACATCATTAATTTGTGTAAGTATATCTGGTGTTAGGTTATCGTAGTATTGTGGACTATCTATATAGTCATCTCCAAACCTGTATTGAAAATATCCTTGCATAAGTTCTGATTCGCTTGCAGTAATCATTTGATTAAATTGACTACTTGATGATAAACTTCTAAAACTGTTTTCTCCATTTTCTGTATTTCTTATTGCTTCATCATAATACTCCATAACAAATAATTTTTCCTGATTTGCATTAAATAAATTTAAAATTTCTGTATCAGAATAGATATCAGCATATGTCTTTTCAAAATCTTCTAGTGTCCAAGATGTATAACCTTGTGGAGTTCCAGGTGCTTGATTAAGATTTCCTTTTACATAAATACTATTACTACCCCAATAAGAGTAGTTTGTAAGATTATCATAGTTATCATTGTATTGTTTTTTTGCTTGTAATTTATTGTAACCTTCTGCTTTGATAGTTTTTTTTGTATTAACAGATCTTAGTTGTCCTAAGTATTGTTCACTTTTATTTATAATTTCTTGTACTAAACCTTCTCCAGTTTTAATTCCTGTTTCATCAGTAAACACATCATAATTAATTCCTCTAGCATTATTTTTATTCTTAACATAATTATCTATATATTCATTAGCTAATCCATCAGCTATTGCTACTTCAGTTGCGTTTGTAATATCTATATTTTGATAAAAAGATCTAAGTATTGCATTGTTTCTTGCTACTTCAATATTTGATAATAATTCTAATTCACTTACTTTTAGTGTTGATTCATTATATGTACCATTACTAAATGGAAATAGAGATCTATATTTTTCTGAATGAGTAGCAAGAGCTGAAGTTAAAACTGTTGCAGAATATTCATGTACTCCAGCTAAAGCATCTTCTGGATTTGCAGCTGTTCTAGTTATATTTAAAAATTCATGTTCTGCATCTGTTAAAATATTATTACTCCATGTATTAAATTTTAATTCTGATTCTTTAAATGTGAGATTATTTGCTTGATCTTTTAAAATATTAAAACCAGCTATAAACTTTTGGTTATAATATCCTTCTGCTGCAATTTTTAATCTTTCTGGTGCTTCTGATAAAATACCATTATTATATGCAGACATTTCTGTTGTAAATTCTTCTAGGTTTGGCATTTCTCCTGAAGCTAAAACTGTATCTACTTTGTTATTTATAAATTGACCAGTGTTAAATTCGTAGTCATTTAACCAGTTAGCATCATAAAGTTTAGCTTGTGCTTCACCAAAAGTATTTAAACTATTTGCAATACTGTTAGTAATGTCAGCTATATTTGGTGCAGACACTTGTACTACACCCATTCTTGCTGCTGTAGAAGATGGTGATACAGTTGTAGTAGATTGTATTTTTGATATTTTAACCACGGATAATCCTATTTTTAAATCCTATAACTTTTTGTCCAAATGTTTTTTCACCAGCTTTTCTATACATATCATGGTATTGCCATCCATTTACTATAGTAGTAGATGCATTTACTAATGCACCAATATTGGAATATGTAGCATTTAATTTTTCATTATAGATAGCCTGGTCATATGATGTTTTAATTTTATTTGTATTAAATCTAATATTAGCTAAATCTTTATCTAAAACATCTCTTACATCTTGTTGTATAGCTATAAAACTTCTACTTTCACCTACTCCACTAGCTCCTTTAACAGCTCTGTTATTTGCTAGTATCTGATCTACTTCTCTTCTTCTAGCTAGTTCTGCTTGTAAACCTTCAAACTCTGCAATTTTTGCTTCTTGCTCATATCTTCTTGTCATTTCTCTAGAAGCTGCATTTGCTGCTCGAGCTTGCATAATAGTACCAGCTGTGCTAATTCCAGCTGAAATCATAAACATAGTTGCTGGTGTTATTGCACTCATTAGTAGATTACCTCCAATGACATTCCTAATAACTTTAAGGGTAATGGTTCTGTTTGTGTTATTTTAACTGTAGGAGATCTATCATAGCCTAAAAAATAAAATTCTTTTTTACCAGTAACACTTGCTACTGATGTTCCTACATTAAAATCTACTTGTCTAATAATTAAATTTTTTGCAGTTTTATCTGATGCCTGTAAGGCTATATTTAAAGTATCAGCTATATCTATAACTGCTCTAGATATTCTTTTAAAGTCTCCTGTTAATGGACCATTTTGTACTTCTTTATCTATTGGCATAGTTTCTAGATCAGGTGTAAAGTTAAAACCTATATTAACTCCAGCAGCATGTGCTTCATTTAATGTGATTGTATCTGATCCTGATGTAGTGAATGTTCCTAGTGCCATTGTACCATCAACAGCATATACTGAAGTAGATGTCAAGTGTGTAGGTGTATTATGTAATCTTCCTTGAACTATTGTAATTACTGCATTATCAGATGGTGTTGCAGCTAAATTCTTATTCAATACTAAATTAAATCCAGAAGCTGTAGTATTAACTGTTTGAATAGTATATTCTGTACTGTTACCAGCTATACTGATGATATCATTAGGATTAGGAGCAGATGTATATCCATCTACATTCAGGCTAGATCCTGATTGACTACCACCATTAACTTTAGGTGATCCTTGTTGATTTAATGTAGTAACTCCAGAACAATCTAATGTTAATGAATCATCATCTGCAAACTTTTCTAGAGTGTGTATAGTAGATCCATCAATTACTCTTGATACTACAGTAAATAAATTCTCATTGACTGCTGTAATACTTGCAAATTTATCTCCTGTTTTTGTACTCCATGCTGTCCAACCAGCAATCTTTTCAGATCTAATGCTATGAAATAATGCAAGTGTACCATTAGTATTAGTAAAAAATGCAAACTGTTCTGGTCTTGTAGCTGTACCAGTAATCATTGTCATATCTACAGGACTATCAATAACTTGTGAAGCAAGTATAGATATTGAAGTAGATGCATAAGCTGTTTCTACATCTGAATATAAATACTCTCTAATAGCTTTACCATTCTTTTGTGCATACAAAGTTGCACCATCAAATATAACTGGTTTTGCTCTATTACATCCATAAGGTGTTTGTCGCATAAAAACAATATTAGATGGGGTTACTGCTGAAGTATCAGAAGAAGATGGTACAAAAAATTCACCACCATCTGTAAAAACTTGTAAGTTTCTTGAGCTTACTAAATGTCTTATCTCATTTATTCTATCTGCTGTAATAGTTACATCAATAGCATCATCTGCATTACCTGATCCTATTTCAAAATTAAAATACTCAGCTACTTTAGATCCTATAACAGAAGCTGGTTTATCTCTAACTCCACCAAAATATAATCGATTATCATGAAATGTAACTGCTTGAGGAAATCCATGTACAGTAGATATTAATTGTTCTGCCCATACAAAATGAGGACCAGTACTTACTACATCTTCTATAACTGTAACTGTTACTACAGTTGCACTTGTATATCCTGTAATTTTAACTTGTTTACTATTTACTAATAAATACATACCAATGTAATCACTCGTAAATACATCAGCACTAGCAGTTAAAGTTCTACCAGTTCCTGTAGCATGAGTAGATAAAGTAACTGATATTGTAGATGCAGCATATTTATAAAAAGGTTGTGTTGTTTTATTAACACCACCTACAGATACAGTTTCATTTTCTTCAAAAGTAAATAGACTTACTGCAAAGTTTGATGCAGAAGTTCTAACTATTTTTACTATAGGGTTGTTTCTATGTACTATAAATACTGTATCTCCAAATTGTGCATAGCTTAATTCAAATAATTCTGATGTAGACCAATTACAGTTACTAGTTATATTAGCTTGTACACTTGTTCCATTACTATCAAAAACATCTAATCTATTATTAGATAAAGCAAATACTGCCATCTCATCATTAGAAAATATAAAAGGAATTATTCTTGAAGCACCTGGTAATGTTGCTTTATATGTTGTGCCTGGTCTACGCATCAATCCACCTTCGTCAAGTAGATACCAGTTTCTTAGTTTTTTTGCTCCATTAAAGTATGCTGAAGCATCTGTTCTTGCATTTAATAAAGGGTTTAGTTCTCCACTTGCAAAGTTAGTGTATACAGTTCTAAGGACATTTGCCATTAGTACCCTCCAGTTGTCAATCTATCCCTTATAAACCTTTTTGTATTTAAAACACTATTAGATACTTCTTGACTATCTATATTCTTTGCTATTCTCATTTGATTTTCACCTAGTGTTTCAAACTGTTGTATCATCTGTGCATCTCTTGCAACAGATCCAGCAAATATTGCTGCTAATTTATATTGTAAAGTTAACTTAAAATACTCTGGAAAGTTTATTTCGTCTTGTCTAAATATATAATCTGCTATTAATATGTTAGTAGAACCGTATGAATTACAAAAAATCTTATCACCGTATCTACCATATTGAATTGGATTATCATTTACTGTAACTGTATTTAAAACTAATAGTTCAGGACTTGATGGTAGCTGATAAGCAAATTCATATCTTCCTGTAGGTGCATCAGCTAATAAAGAAAGTTGTTTTTGTTCTGTGGC